TAGACGAGCTAAATGCAGAGTCTTCACTTGCCCATTCTAAAAGCGAATACTATAAAACTGTCATTGTTAGTAACGTGTGGGGAAATAATGGGCCTTTAAACAGCGCTATCCCTGGTAGTGTCCCCATTGTTGGGGCTACTCTAACTGGATCGGATAAATTAGCTTTAAATACTTACATCGAAGCTTATGATAAAATAGTAAAAGAAAATGACGCTAAGATCCCTGGTATAGAAGCAAAAATTAAAGCAAATAAAGCCCTTATTGATGCTAAATCAAAGAAGACAACTGTTCCAACACCAAAAACTAAAACTACAACAGACCCAAGTGCAACAACAACGACTTTTCTTCCCCCACCAGAATTTCCTACCCCAGATTATCAATGGAACCTTCCTCCTCATGCTTGGAGCCTTCCTACAGATCCTGGACTTGTAAACCCTGGATTTAGCGCAACAAGATCCGATAGTTTTCACACAACTCGTCGTGGTCGTATTTGGTATTTTCAAGGCTATGTTGGGCCAACTAACGTTCCAGACTTTAAAAATACAGGAATTATTAAAACAGATGCCCAAGGAAATGCCCTTACCGCAGCTACTGTTAATAAATACGGTTTTCAGTTTATTTGGAACCCAGAGACATTTACTCAGCAAACTCAAGTTAATATGAGCGTAACACCAAGTAATACTGACCCAACAATCGGCCTTACTGGTTTTGCTGCAGCAAATTCTTCGTTACAGTTTACTATTAGATTAGATAGAACTAATGACTTTGCATGTGCAAAATCAATTGTAAACATCGAAGATTTAGCACCAGCGTTATCAGATGTAGCTTATGATAGAAACCAAGTGCTAAAAGCAAACCAACTAAAAAGTGCAGCAGATATAGTCCCCTTTTATAGCGTGGGTAGCTTTTCAACAAACACTGTTGAGTCTGTTGAATCAAAAATCTTTAATCTTTTAAAGTACGGCACAGAATTTGACCTTGAATACCTTTACAGGACTGTAAACGGAGATGGTTGGAAAGGTATTGGGGGAAGAGAAACCTCAAATATTGGGTACCTTATGCCTGCTCTTATTAGAGTAGACCTAGGCAATCAAAAGTTTGTAGGAGTTGTATCCTCTGTTTCTGTTAATCATTTAGCGTTTACTAGAGACTTAGTTCCTATTCGCACAGATGTTAACTTAACCATTGACTTACGTGCAAACATTCAACCTACAACAAACGCAGGTACACAATGATCTATCAAAACTCTCGCTATTATCATCAACTAATTGACTTTGTTTCTTTTAAAGAAAATGGGGATGCAAATCCAATAGTCTTTTATGAGTTCGACGTACCTGGAAAAGTCTCATGGTGGGAACATGTATATGTTTCTGGGGAACGTCTTGACGCTATTGCCTATAAGTATTATAGACGATGCGATTATTGGTGGTTAATTACTGAATACAATCCAGAAATATCTGACTTTGCAAACATTAAACCAGGAACGGTATTAAAGATTCCTCATGTTTAATCACTTAGATGTTAAATTTCCTACACTTAGCTTGCCACTAACCCGTGGCTATAGCCTAAGCTCTCACCATGCCCGATATGAACATGAAACCCACACCGTAAGGTTTATCGATTGGAATGTCGAGCACGCTTCTATTTCTGACGGTACTCCCGTAGTAATTACGCTCAAAGGGTATGGCAGTGAAAGAGTAATTAACGGGTATGTTCACCACGTCATACCCGATTTATCTCCAGATAGAAATTACGTAGATATAACAATTATCGGCGCTTCTCGCGTATTTAAACAACAATCTCAAAAAATATGGAAAAACGCAACAGCAGATCAAGTAATATCAGAAATAGCTAAGTCTCATGGTTTTTCTTTTGTAGCATTTCCTCACCCAAGATTTTATGAACAAATTTCTCAATCTGGAATGTCTGATTGGGAATTAATGGTTAAGTTAGCTAAACAAAACGGGTATTCCTTAAAGTGCAGTAACACAACCCTGTATTTTCAACCTCTTACTCAAGAGTTTACAGATAGCCGTGAAGAAGCTGCCTATTTTGCTATGCATGGCTTAGACCAAAAAGCTACTGGTATTTATTCTTTTAACCCTATTGTTGGCGAATCTGTACCGTATGCGGATGCAAGAAAAGCAACAGTAAGCATTGCTGGCGTGGATAAAAGGTCTAAAGCAGCACATAATTACGTTCATCAAAAGAATCCACAAGCAACTAGAGAAAATTATGTAAAACCAATCTTTGACTCTTACCACACACATGTAGTAGCTCCTTCATACGAAATTGCGCGACATGAAGCTATAGCCGCAGACGAACGAAATAGGTATCCATACAGAGGTGAAGTAGTCATCCAAGGTAACCCCGCTATTTTGCCTGACTCCCCAGTATTTTTAGATGGTATTGGGTCAGCATATTCTGGCTATTGGACAGTTCTTTCTATTGAGCACCATATTATTGGCAATAAAGAATTTACAACAAAGATGATGGTAGGAACCGATTCTTTAGGCCTATCCGCTACCTGGACAGATAACAAAACTATTGCTCACCCAAGTCAAAGCGTAAAAAGAGTAATTAACCCAGGAGTACGTCAAAAGAACGTTGTTCCTAAGACTTCACTTACAAAAGTTGGCCCATCTTATAAAGAGTCTTTAAAAACTCCCTTTTCCCTGGCAAAAAACATCGCTACAGTAAAACAGCCATCTGCCCCAACGTACAAATGGTCTGGTACTGGAGCAAACTTAAAAGCACCTCCTGTACAAGAAGAATCAATACCGCCATTAGCACGAGACATGATTAGGAAAAATAATGGAAGATAACAAGTACTACGGAGTGTACAGAGGAACTTGCTATGACAATCAGGATCCACAAAACACAAATAGAATCATCTTGCTATGCCCACAAGTTTTAGGGTCTCAAACAAGTAACTGGGCGCATCCTCTATTGCCCGTTACTAATAACGCCACGCATGCAAACCATACAGAAACTTATACAACGAGCTCTGTTGGAGTAGGCAACCTTGGCGGCCACTCACATACCGTAACTTTAAACTCTCCACATTCAAACCATGTTGGTGTCCCAAATCAAGGGCAATCAGTATGGGTAATGTTTGAAGGCGGAGATTCCAACTTTCCAATTTGGGTAGGAGTATTTTAATGGAACGCGCAATTATCCTTCCGTTTTCAATTGACGCTTCTGGGTCAATCCTTTCTTCAAATGACCCAAGGAAGATCTGGCAAAGCAGGGTGGCATCAGCTGTTCTGACAGAAATCGGTGAACGAGTTTTTAGACCCGATTACGGCGGCCGTATTCGTCACTCACTATTTGAGCAAGCTTCTGATGCAGCCAATATAGCTGCGTCAAGTGTCAAAGAAGTGTTTGGTCTTTACCTTAAATCGCTTGTCTTAAATGACGTGCAGGTCGACCTTAACCGACAAGACGGCACTTTAAGCCTTACAATTGACTACACCCTTCCAAATCAGGAAAAGGCACAGTCGGTGTTAAAGACTGGAAGCCTTAACCGCACTGGCGACGTTATTCAGGAGTACTAATGGCTTCTAGCTATATCCCACAGGTGGACTACACCTCCCGCGATTACGCGGCTATTCGTGACAATATGATCGCCCTTATCCCTACTCTTTTACCTGAGTGGACATCTACAGACCCTTCAGACTTTGGCATTACCCTTATCGAGCTGTTCTCCTATATGGGTGACATGTTGAGCTACTACATCGACCGCTCTGCAAATGAGGGTTTTATCCAAACAGCAACTCAAAGAAGTTCTGTGCTATCAATTGCTCAGCTTTTGGGGTACACCCCAAGTACGGCCACACCTGCTACAGTCACGCTAACCTTTACTAACAGTACTGGGCAAGATCTAACAGTCCCTGCTGGAACTCAAGTTGCAACAACAACCTCTGTAAATGGCGTAAATACTCAGATTATCTTTGAAACAGATTCGGATGTACTGGTCCCTACAGCCTCTCCGTCCACAGCAAACGTACAAGCAACCCAAGGTGAAACAATAGCATTTGAAGATCTTGGCGTATCTGATGGTACGGCAAACCAAGTTAAGACTTTGGCAAAGTCCCCAGTTATATCAAGAACATCTCAGATAGTGGTAGGAACCTTAATTGGAAACACTATCTCAGGCGTGACTTACACAGAAGTCCCATACATCATTGATGCTGGGTATAACGACCCTGTTTACTCGCTAACAACTGATGCAGATGACATTTCCTATGTTAATTTTGGAGATGGCATTAGCGGAAGAATTCCTCCAACCAACCACATCTATGCGACATACCGTATTGGCGGAGGAGCTTTAGGAAATGTTGGCCCACAGACTTTAACTTACCAGATTACTAATACTGTAGCAGGCCTTAGAGTAACCAACAATAGTAGCGCTACTGGAGGTTCTGATAAAGAGACTACCGATAGCATTAGAGTAAACGCTCCGTTAGCGTACACCGCTTTAACTAGAGCAGTTTCTCTTGCAGATTACGCAGCATTAGCCGTACAGGTTCCTACTGTAGCAAAAGCTATTGCTGATTCTGGATCTTCTTACAATAGTATTATTATGTACCTAGCACCATTTGGTGACACCAGCTTGGGAACCCCAGGATTAGACGCGTACAACTCACCTGATGCTATTTTTGAATCAGCTACCTCAGATACACTCTCATACTTAAAAGATAAGGCGCCTGCAACCACAACGGTTACAGTTTACCCACCATCTTACGTGCCAGTGAATGTAACGCTAAATGCCTATATTAATCCCCATTACAAGCAATCAGTTGTTACTACTGCAATCAACCTTGCTCTATACAACGCGTTTGACTTTAATAACGTTGTATTTAGCCAAAACGTTGTATTGCAGTATCTATACAACATATTGTCAAAAATTGACGGAGTAGACCACACAGAAATTACTTTGTTGACTCGTGCAGACGCTCTCTTTACTGGAGGTATTACCTCTGGAAGCGCAACAATTACCTCTCCAAGCTCATCAAACAATGTTGCTGTAGGACAAAAGGTAGCCTTAACTGTGGGGTCTGGAGGAACTGTAACAATTCCTTCTGGTACAACTATTTCAGCTATCAACACCTCTACAGCAACAATTACTGGAGCATCGGTAGCGGATTCAATAGTTACCTTTACGGCCTCTAATAGCTTTACAGCAGGCCAACCTGTGAAAATTACAGGGGTAAATCCAGAGCCGTTTAATATCGCTGGCGTAGTACTTGCTGCAACAGGATCTCGATTTACGGTTTCAGCTCCTCTAGTAAATGGGGCTTACGTATCTGGAGGAACCGCTACCGCCGTTGTTTCGTACACGATGTCAGCAAACGCTGGCGGTTCTGGATCCTTCTCAAACGCTAGTATTTGGACTTCCTCATTAGCAACCACAGGTGTTAATAGCATTCAGTGCGCTGTAAATGAGCTTCCAAAAGCAGGCGCCTTTACAGTCATCCCTTCTGGCGGAATCATAGGTTAAGGAAATCATGGCAACTACAGCTTCATACCCAGGAAACATTGTTAACTTTGGCTCAGACAAGGTTAACGTTGTTGATCTTATTCAAGCATCAGATCCAAACACCTTGCGTGCAGAGGTTGTTGCTATTGAAACAGCCCTAGGCGTATCACCTTCGCTGTCTACTGCTCCTACATCTTCATCTACTTGGTATAACGATGGGCGTGATTACAACACTGTAATCGCTCGTCTTGCAAACATTGAGGCTGGAGTTGTAGCAGATACTCATACTCAATATGTAAAGAACGCTGGCGGTAGCGCAATCGTTGCAGGATCTGCGTCCACTATTGGCCTGTCAATTAAAGCGGCAACAAGCCAAACTGCAGACCTCATGCAGTGGAAGGACTCCAACAATAATGTTGTGACACGTGTAGGTCCAGATGGGCTCCTCTACGGTCCAAATGGGGCAATTACTTCTGGAACAGACTTTACGGCTAACTTCTTATTGGGTGGTATGTAATTGTCAAAGTACGGCGTTGATTACTACGGTACAGCTTATTATGGTGCAAACACCAACGTAGAGTTTTATGCTGCCAATTTTACTGCCACACCTTCTACCTACGGACAAGTTACCTTAAGTTGGGGAACCCCCGTTGGTTCATGGGACTTTATTAGACTCGTAAGAAACCCATATGGCTACCCAATCTCCCCAGATGATGGGACTATACTTTTTGAACAGGCAAACCCAGGACCTATTTTATGGGTAGATAATGGAGATAGCGGCGCCCTTACTCCTGGAAACGTTTATTACTACACACTCTTTGTCAGAGAAACCACCCATAATTTATGGCAATCAGCGGGTACTGTAAAAGGTATTTCTGTAAAGAATTACAACACGTCACAAATAATGATGGATTATTTGCCTACAATCTTGAAATCAAATATTCCATATGACAATGCTTTAGAAACTAGTAATACATTTTTATTTAGGTTTTTACAACTATTTGCTTTTCAACTTGATTTACTCAAAACTCAAGCTGAGAATGTGTCTAAAAGGTTTGATGTACAAACATTAGACGGAGCTCTTATCCCCGTATTTATGGAAGAGTTTGGCGTTCTTTACGAGCCATATATTGGCCTCAAACAATCTAGAATTTTTCTTAGAAACATCTCACACCTTTACCAAAGCAAAGGCTCTTTAGCTGGAGTTAAGGATTTTATTAAGGCATACGCGGGCTATGACAACTCAGTTGTTATGGGTAAAAACTTAATGATTGACCAAAATGATTCTTCTTTTGAGCAGTCAATTGGTTCTTGGGCTTCGTTAACTAACGCTTCTTTGGCTCAACACCTTGCAACAGATTCTCCAACAATTGTTCCTTATGTAGAAAGTTCTGGGCAAGCAGATTTTCCAAATCTTCAGAAAGCAACGCTACAGGTAACTGCTGCTGATTCTGGAAACGTTGCTATTAAGCAGTCTGGAACAAACCCTCGTTATTACGCAATACCTGTACAGTCGTTTACAAGATATACCTTTAGCGCCTACACCCAAGCTGGGGTTACTGGAAGACAAGTAGCAGCAGAGATTGATTGGTATGACGCTAAGGGTAACGCGCTCACCTCAGTTACAGGCACCGCAGTAACAAATGCAACGCACTCTTGGACAAGAGCTATTGTCACAGGAACCTCTCCACAAGGGTCTGCCTACGCTGTCCTTAAGATAACAATTGCTAGCTGTGCTTCAGGAGAAACTCACTATTTTGATGCCTTGCAATTTGAGCAAGCATCTTCTGCAACAGCTTTCCAAGATGCTCGACAAATTGAGATCACCCTTGTCGCTAGCCGTATTAATGAGATTACTAACCCAAACTTTGTAAACACAAATGGTTGGGCCTTTACAAACGCCACTGCACATCTTTCTACCCAAGAAGTTGGCCCTGATGCAGACGCGCCTTCCATTAATTTAAGCGGCGGTTCTATGGAAGTAAACCCAACTGCGGTTGGATTAGTAACTCTACAAACCATTTCATTGCCTATTTTTGCTAACAACGATTACAGCTTCAGCATTTATGCTTACGCTAGCGAATCTAACTACACGCTTACCCCACTCATCTCTTGGTATGACAGTACTGGAGCACTACTCTCTACACAGCAAGGAACTGCTAAAACATCTCCATTCTTCTGGGAGAGATTGTCAGTTACAAACACAGCACCAGCAGATGCAGCCACAGCAGTTGTAGGAGTTACTTGGACAGCAACCTCCGCTTTGGATGGCATTTACTTTGACGCGGCCCTTTTTGAGAAATCGGCCTTTGTTAACCCGTATTTTGATGGAAGCAACGGCGTAGCAGAACTTGCTGATCTATTTTGGGAAGGCACAGCTAACGCCTCTAGAAGCCATTACTACCGTAATCGGTATGCCATTGAACGCCGTCTTATGGCAAAGCTTCCTGACTGGCTTACCTATGGCAGTACCTTTGAGCTTTTGTTAGCCCAACCAAACACTTAGTTTGTCTTTAAGCCAGCAGTGTGTATGCTGGCCCTCCGTCAAAGGAGGAATCATGTACTACGTTCTAGTAGCAGGTACTGGCGAGACCAGCAGGGCAAATATTGAAGCCCTGATGGAAGATTATTACTACGCAAAGGGCGATGGTGGGACGCTTGTACTAGCGTATAAAGATGCGCCTAGTAAGAGCCAAACCTATGCAGCCCAATACGCAGTTGATTGTAAGAAAGACATTTTGGTCTTTTGTCGAGAAGACGCCAAGACATCAGGAATTCCAGGGGCATCGATTACCTTTGCCGCTTTTCCTTATGCTGAGGCAGCAACCTTCTTAGAGAGCCAAGACGCTATAGCCCACCTTCTATGGTCACCTGATGACACAGACATTGTTGAGCAGTGCGTTAGCAGGGGAATTTCGGCCTATAACCTCTGTGATGGTTTGGTGCCCTTATCAGTCACAGAAAAAACCGTACAGGCACCTGTAGTTGAGGCAGTAGCCCCTGTAGAACCCAAGGATCAGCCACAACACGCCGACGCTTTTAAGACGGATCTACTTAAGACCGTTCAGGGTATACAGTCCATGCTTGACCTTCTAGTCAAGAAAATCAATGGATAAAAAGATATCACTTAGGGCACGAGCTGCCCTGATGTTTTACGTAAACAGCGACATGACGATTAGTGCTGACCGCCTAGCCCAAGAAGTCGCTGAAGGTAGAAAAGCAATACAAACCGCAATGAGAGAGTTGCGAGAAGTTGGCTACGTCATAACCCGTAAAGAACGGGTTGGGGACAAAGTAGTCACGGTAAGTTATGTCACGAAAGAAGGGTTTTTGGCAGCCCATAACTGGGGTGTGAAGGTCCCTTTGTGGAGGTCAGAAACCGACCTTCAGATTGAAATGAGTGCATGGAATGTATTATCTAAAATAGATAATCATTCAATAGATAATCACTACAGTACAACAGGGGCGCGAGCGCCCTCTGTGGAGGCAAACGTGGGATATGATTTTTTTAAGAAAGCTTCCAACGAAGATTTCGATTTAGCGCGTGAACGCCAAAGAGCCGCTAAAGAACGCCGTCGCCAGTACGAGGAAGACAAAGCCCGTGCTCACCAGAAGCGTCTAGAGGAGCGAGAAGCCACTAGCAGCATCAGTACCAACCACACAGTTACGCTTTTTGTAGAACGGATTAACAGCACGTGGGGACTTGCCCCTTGGAGAATTACGGGCTCTCGGTTCTTGATCGCTCTTAACAGCGCCCGTCGCAAGTACGGCACAGATGGGATTATCGAAGAGGAGATGATTAATATCTTCTTCACCCAGTTAAAGCTTGACAAGCAGACCGATAGCAACAGGCTTTGGATGTTGTTTATCAAAAACTTCTCTTCCCTTGCAGAACAGGCTAAGGTTCGGATTCAAACTCCCGATAAGCTGGAGAACGCTAAGCAACAATCTGAAGATTCCTGGAAAGGGCTTTAATGTTTACCCTAGATACCGTGAAGGTTAGACGCCGTACATGGCTTCAGATTGCCTCTATCCCAAAAGCCCGTCTTGGGTGGACCTTGGATGACTGTACAGATGCCCCTAAAACGGCTTTGGAGGGCGTTAGGAAGTGGCTAACTGCCGTCAGTGAGGGAAAGATCATTCTCGCTATTGGAAAACCCCACTGTGGCAGAGGATTGCTCCTTTACGGACAGCCAGGTCGGGGTAAAACTACCCTAGCCCTAGCCGCTATTCAGGATATGCTCTTGAACTTCCCACTAGAAACCTTTATGCCGTCAGAGGGCAAAGTTCTCATCCGTCCTTGCTATTTTGCCACCTTCAACGACATTATCGACCTTAAGGGTCAGTTGATCGGGGACGATAGTTTAGAAGACGAGCAGCGCCTCTACGACGGCATGATGGGTAACTGCAAAGAAGACGCCTATAACATCCGAGTTTTGATTATTGATGATCTTGGTAAAGAACACGCCTACACATCTGGCTGGCAGAAGTCGATCCTGCATCATATCCTTCGTACACGTTTTAACAACGGATTTCCCACGATTGTTACGACTAATATCGCCCGAGATGATTGGGCAGAAGTATACGGAGAAGCTACAGGAAGTTTTGCTAAAGAAGCGTTTATTTATTTACCGATTGATGGGAATGAGGATTTGAGATAATGGGAAACATGCTAGATCAAAACGTGTCCTTGCTTCAGCAATTCCTGACGTATTCAGCCACGTTAGGTCCCGTCATCATTGAGGTTGGTTTTACAGACAGTAATAAGATCGTTTGTAACTGCAACAGGTTTTTATCTAACACCAACTGCAAACATGCCCGATTTGTAAAATACAGCATGGAGAAGAATAATGGTGTCTACGACAATGGCGTAAGCCATCGAGCAACCAAGCAAGACAAACACAAGGCAACGCTCTCTAGCAAAAACCGCAGGGAGTTCGTAGCAAGATTTGGGACAATCGAGGTAATTTAAGTGTACAAAGGCGATATCAGTAATGATGTGCCAAAGCGTATTCTTGTAGTTGCCGATGTCTTTACCCAAGTTACAGAGGTAGAGACTAAGACCAAAATATTCTTTAAGAAAACTACACAGATACGAAAGTTCAATAGAGGACTGCTTAGCAAGCTGTATTTAGTTGCTAATAACAGTTCGTTTATATTTGAGATGGTTTCTTTTGATATAAGCGATGAGGATTTAACCGTATCTTTTAACAATATGGAACGTGAAGGCACTAACCCTTTTCGATATTGCAATGCTTACGGTTCTCAAAAAGAGTTGATATCGGCACTACCGTTTAGACCTGAAGTTGCTTTTGTGGTAGACATACCTACTCGTAAGGGCATGTATGGTCATTGGGGATTGGATATAACCGAGTTATGAATAAAGAGACGTTGCTACTTAGCAAGACTATTCAGACTCGTAACCTTGCCCCATTATTTGAACGCAA